GTGAATATAAACGTCGCAAATTTGTTAAACGGCAACTACATCTTGCTGTTATTCGTGGTTTTAGCGCTGGGATTATGCCTGGGAAAACTGCGGTTGGGGCCGATCCAATTAGGTAACGCTATTGGTGTGTTAGTGGTATCACTGTTGCTGGGGCAACAGCACTTTACCATCAACACAGAAGCGCTGAATCTGGGCTTCATGCTATTTATTTTTTGTGTCGGCGTCGAAGCTGGTCCAAATTTTTTCTCTATTTTCTTCCGCGACGGCAAAAACTACCTGATGCTCGCCTTAGTCATGGTGGGCAGCGCAATGATTCTGGCGCTGGGGCTGGGTAAGTTATTTGGCTGGGATATTGGCCTAACAGCCGGGATGCTCGCCGGATCAATGACTTCCACACCCGTATTGGTTGGTGCAGGCGATACATTACGCAGTACCATTGCAAATAATCCGGCACTACAACACGCCCAAGATAACCTGAGCCTCGGTTACGCCTTAACCTATCTTATCGGGCTGGTCAGCCTGATTTTAGGTGCCCGTTATCTACCCAAACTTCAGCATCAGGATTTGCCCACCAGCGCCCAGCAAATTGCTCGCGAGCGGGGCTTGGATACCGATAGCCAACGAAAAGTCTATTTACCCGTGATCCGCGCCTATCGCGTTGGCCCTGAATTGGTTGCATGGGCAGATGGTAAAAATCTACGTGAATTAGGGATTTATCGCCAAACCGGTTGTTATATCGAGCGCATTCGGCGCAATGGTATTTTGGCGAATCCAGACGGTGATGCGGTGCTGCAAGTGGGCGACGAGATCTCACTGGTGGGTTACCCAGATGCCCACTCCCGCCTTGACCCCAGCTTTCGTAACGGGAAAGAAGTGTTCGACCGCGACCTGCTGGATATGCGCATTGTGACCGAAGAGATTGTGGTCAAAAACAGCAATGCGGTCGGCAAGCGGCTTAGCCACTTAAAACTGACCGACCATGGCTGCTTCCTTAACCGTGTGATCCGCAGCCAAATCGAAATGCCGATTGATGACAATGTGGTATTGAATAAAGGTGATGTGCTGCAAGTCAGCGGTGATGCGCGGCGCGTCAAAAGTGTGGCAGAAAAAATTGGCTTTATCTCCATTCACAGTCAGGTCACTGACCTGCTGGCTTTCTGTGCATTCTTTATTTTGGGGCTGATGATCGGCCTGATTACATTCCAGTTCAGTAACTTTAGTTTCGGGATTGGTAATGCCGCTGGCCTATTAATGGCCGGGATCATGCTCGGATTTTTACGTGCCAACCACCCTACTTTTGGCTATATCCCGCAAGGTGCGCTGAATATGGTGAAAGAGTTTGGATTGATGGTCTTTATGGCTGGCGTCGGATTAAGTGCAGGTGGGGGTATCAATAGCAGTCTGGGTGCTGTCGGCGGCCAAATGTTGATTTCCGGCCTGATTGTCAGTCTGGTACCCGTGGTTATCTGCTTCCTCTTTGGCGCTTATGTATTACGCATGAACCGTGCCCTGCTTTTTGGGGCCATTATGGGAGCACGAACCTGTGCACCCGCCATGGATATCATCAGCGACACAGCGCGCAGTAACATCCCAGCGCTAGGCTATGCGGGCACTTATGCCATTGCAAACGTATTATTGACCCTAGCAGGCTCGTTGATCGTCATTGTCTGGCCGGGAATATTAGGTTAATGCACCAAAAGGGATATTCAGAGCAAAGCTAAACATTCTTTTATACTTTTTTCATTTCCCCAGAACTTTCTGACTGGACTGGGGTCTGAATTAGTGCCACTGCTTTTCTTTGATGTCCCCATATTGAGGAGCCCGATAGTCCCGCCTTCTTAGGTTCAAGACTAGTCGGGTTTTTTCTTGCCTGAAATTCAAGCCCTTACCTATCAATACCTTACAACCGCTTCGCATTGCCATTGGCGATGGAATGGCGGCAGCAGTATTAATGCCACTGTCCATTGGCAGGCATTACACACTTAATTGCATAACTAATAATTAAAAATACAACTAAAATCAAAATGTTATAACCATGAAGCACATCATATTTAACCTTGCAATAAAGCGATAAGGTCTAGCTTCAACTCTTTCGAGAGACCGCCGTAGATTGGCATATGTAAATTGAAAGGTACTGTGATGATAAAATTTGCATCCGAATTTTCAGAGATTCCCGAAGCTCTACGCAATAATCTACCACTTAGAGATAGAGTACTTCTTCTTATTAACCAAAAACCGATTGTGGGAAAGGTCACTGAAGGTGGTAATCGTCTTGAGGAGTTCAGAAAAGTTTTAGCGAGTCTCGTCAAAGGAGAAATTGATTTTCATAAGGCATTAACTGAAGTAGAAACTGCAATTCCTCGATATACTTCAATCCATTCTGGAGATAATCGCGTTTTTGCATCTGGCTGGCCTGAGCGTCTCCTTAGAACTCAGTTGAGCCGCTTCTATAATCAAGCCGTTATGGAAGAAGAATTAAGCAATGGACGGACTGAGTGTTTAGTACCGCCATCTAATGATGAACAAGCCAGCTCTAAATGCTCCCAACTATTGGCTGGTAAAATTCATGATATAAGCCACTTACACAAACTACTTATATCTTCATATGAACAAGGGAATTGGGGCAAGGAACCTAAAATCCCTGACCATCCACACTGCACACATGTAGTCAAACCACTCGCCTAGCCTCACCCCAATTTCAGTTACCGCCAGATTAAAATTACATGCAAAGCCAGAGATTGTCTGGCTTTCTTCACTTCCTAAAAGTTTTACTTTCATTTATCAACAATCACGTAATTCACATAATACTCTTTAAATTCAATGTACTAATACTTTCCTGCGATCCACTCCGAGATCCAAAAACTGAAAAACACTGAAATTCTTTTCAATCTTTTCAGTTGGCGAAACGCCGCAAAGCCCCAGCCACGGCACGGGCTGGCGGGTTATTTTGTAGAAAATTAAAACTGAAAAAACTTTACAACGCAAAGTGTGCAGGCGGGTGCGGTGTAGTGCCGTTTCCGTCATGATTACGTTTCTTTCGTGGCATGTTCCGCTACGTGCGCGGGGCATGGCTGGCGTGATCCATTTCGGGTATTGCGGTGTGATAATGGGTTTACTGCGTGGCATGTGGGGCTGCTGGCGATGGTTTTGGATGGGCGTAAAAAAGCCCGCGCGCGGCGGGCATATTGGGCGAGATCGATTAGCCAATCACAGGGGAATATTTACTGCGTAATCCATCAGACTTGGCCCCGGTGGCGGTAATGCTCCCGGCATTGAGCGGGCCTCCGGTATTGGTATGGGTATGTGCTGCGGTCAGCGCTGCCAGCTCTTTCACCACATCCAGCGTATCGAGCATGAGGGCCATCACGTTAATCTGCTGGCTACCAATCCACACCACCGGCGCTATCACATCCTGCCGGGCGGCGGCTATGCTGCTGCGAATATTACCAATCTTCTCTATCAAGTCATGCCCCACATCGGTGGTTGAGGTTTTGCCCACTTTGGCCATGTAACTGGCTTGGGTGGCCAGACTGTAATCTCCCTCACTAATCTGCTGGATAGCACCGGCCAGTAAGGTCGCCGTCCCAAGCACCGTGGTTTTATCGGTGGCCTGAACCGTGGTTTCTCTGGCCACCAGTGTGCGGGTTTCATCATCGGCAGTAATCACCCGGCTCATGGATTCCTCACGAATAACCTGATCGGTTTTACGCTCCCAATCCCCCGCCACCGTCACCCGCTGCGATACGCCATCACGCTGTTGCTGTAATTGCTCACCCGGCTGCACGGTAGGCAGGTTATTACCCTGTGATAGCGTCTGGCGCACAAACGGTTTATCCGGCCTGCCGCCAGTAAAGCCCACTTCCACTAAGGTACCCGCCGGAGGGAACTGGAACATGCCCGACTCCGCTCCCGCCATTGGCAGAGGTAACGGCACCGCAGGGTAAACCGGCGTATCTGCTGCCGCCTTGCCATCATCATCCAGCAATTGCAGATTAACGGCATAGCGGGGCCGGAACGGGTCAGCCATATCGCCGCGGGTCACTGCTTCGCTTGGCCCCTCAACACGGGCCATTTTCGGCAGATGTAACCCGGCTGATAACTCCGGGTAAGCATTATCAATCTGGCGCTGGATGGGGGTTTTCTGCAATGGCTTGCCGGTGACTTTATTGCGCGGCGTCCACGTTAAGACCAAATCATCATTATTCAGCCGAACGGTGGTTAACCGCTGGCCATTCAATGCCACACCGGGGCGCACCGATTGGATCATAGGCACGGTCATGGTATTGCCTGCCGCCGCTGCGGTGCTGAATTCTGACGGAATATCTATCGGTTTACCGGCGAACAATGAATGCTGCCAACTGCCCACATAGACCGCGCCGTCTGGCAACTGGTACCAGACATAATCCGTAATGCCAAAGGCGTTGCCGATATTGGCCAACAACTGGTAACCGCTGCCGCTGTGGGTAAAATGCGGGATTGGCTTGTCGTTATAGTCAGCACTGGCGGCAAGTTGAAAGGTTAACCCGCTGTTGTCAGTCAGCCAGTCGGCCAACTGGCGCAGGGTCGGGTGTTGCATCGATACCGGCCACATGCGCTCAAAAATGCCGGTTAACTCCCGCACAAATAACCGCTGTGCGCCGTTCTCTGCCGGTTGCGAACGTTCCACATAACCGGTAAACCAGCGCAGCACCAACTCAGGGTAACCGGCATCCAGCCGTACCAGTTTGCCGGTGTAATCGGTGGTGGTTTCAGCGGTGATAAAGCCGCGCCCGCAGGCGTTAAGTTCCAGCACCAGATTGGCATCAACCAGCGGCACCGTGTCCCCGGACAACATCAACCTGCGAATGGGTTTCATGAGGTTGGCCCCAGTGCATCATTGACCGGTTTCAACACCTTGCGCTCAAACCAGCTTAATTTCTCTGCATCCTCGCCCGCTTCACTGCCGCCGGTACCGCCTGCGGTCTGCTTTTTGGCGGCAGTTTTGCCCCCGGCGCGGGCCTCGCGTTTTTCTGACACACTCAAAAACTCTTTTAGGGTAAAGGTCACCAGCCACGCCATTTTGCCATCCTGTTTCGGCGCATCAATCGCGCCGGTAAAAGTAGCCAGCCGAAAATTAATCGCCTGCGCCACCTGATTGGCCACCCGGTATTTTTTCAGTGCGCCGCCGGCGTCTTTGGTTTCAGCCAGTGCAAAAATGCGGGTTAATACCTCCGGGGTGCTGAACGACACCAGACCGGATACGCGCAGCTCTTTGGCCTTGATACCCTGCTCTGCCGTGGCGGTGCTGGACGTCTGCCCGGATTGGTCTTTTTCCTGAAATTGCATGGTGGGGGTCACCGTCAGCCCCTTTAACGGAATGGCTTCACCGTCCAGTGCCAGCATGACTATCTGGGTCATTAATCATCGCCTCCAGCGTGGTTAAATCCTCTCCGGCAAACAAGGTGGCCAGAGTAAAAACCGCATCCTGCTGCGGTACATTCTTTTTCATTTCGCTGGCCAGCGTGGCCGCGCTGCCGCTGGCGGTAAATACCCACGCTTGCGCACTGCCTGCCAGTAAGCCATTTAACGCACTTTCCATGCTGGCCAGTGCCACCGCCTTGGCATTGGCAAAACCGGATAATGCCGACGCCAACCCCGCCAGATTAGCCCCCGCCCCAGCGGCATCTTTAGCCTGCGCAATACGCTGGGCATTGATGGCCATGCGGCTGGTTGCGGTAGATAACGACTGCGGCAGCGGTAATCCGTTTCCGGCACTGGCCGGTAACTGCATTTTAGTGGTGGCCAGTGTGGCCGCAGTGCTGGCCATGCGGGCCACTTGCGAGAACACCGGCAACGGCAGTACCGCAGAAAATTGCGTGAGCGCCTGCATAAATGCGGGATGGTCAGCGGCACACACCATAAACACCACCACCGACTGCTGACCACCGCTGCCCGCCAGTTTGCCCGCCAGATGATCCACCGCGTTCTGCGGACTCAGATAACTGCCCGATTCCTCACTACGGCCCACACCATAAACCCACGGATGCACCGGCAGCATGGCGCAATTGACTGCGGCCATATTGGCGGGGGTGGATAAGGTTGCTTTACGCCACATCAGGCAGCTCCGGCCAGACTGGCACCCGATAACCCTGATTCACCGCTTCAATCAAAAGCCACTGCGGCAGCTCTGGCAACTCGATTAATGGCCAGTTGGCCAGTGTTGGCCATGAGCGATAAGCGGCACGGGTGGCGATTAACTCGCTACGTTGCGCCTCGGTCAGTGGCTTATCATCAATGGAATAATCAATGATGGTCAGAGCATCAGTGGCGGCAATGAAAGCATCACGATAGCGCCGGGCGGTTGCTGCTATATCATTATCGGTGATGACTGGCGCAGGAATATCAACCCATTCAGGCATTCCCTTTTTATTTGCGCCGCGCTTTTTCCCGATTGGCTGCATATCAGAGAATTGAGCATAAATATCATCATCAATCTCCACTAAATCAGCTGGTAATGTTCCAGCATCTGCATAAACATCTAACAACTCGGCGGGGTAAAAGCTCAGTGTTGTGGCTGAGAAATAATACATTATGGCTCCTCCCTCTCAGTAACCAATCGCAATAAATAACGGGTAAACATTTGTGCCAGCCCTAGCCCCTGCGGGGCGCTGTAACATGGTAACTACATAGGTGTTATTCCAGGCGGCAGTTTGATAAAAAACATCGTTATCAAAGTTTTGGTCGGGAGACTTGGTTGAGACATGAGCCATCAAACAAGCATTAGGAAAAGCCATAGGAAAGTAAGTGATAATGTTCTGTGTTTCATGGGTCACGCCACCACCGGTACACCACTGGGTAATTAACCCGGTTGATGCATCCCGGAACCAACCGTTCCAATCTTTTAAGGCGGTATTTCGCATATTGCCAATATAGGTAGATAGTGCCCCACCCCATACAGTGCCGTGGACATTGCCATCTACTGCCAGTGTTGCATGGCCTCCGACTCGCCCTTCTCCGGCAATAAGATCACTTTTTGACAATAATCGGCCAGCACGAGAGTCACTAGTCACTGTCAGTGCGCCGGGCAGCACGATATTAGTATTCTTACTGCTAATGGCGTCCACAATCCGCTGATCATCACCCGCCGCCACAGTACCGGCTGTGGTGCCCACCTCTAACGAGGCCGCGCCCTTAATCCCCAAGTTTTGCCGGAATAATGGCACATTGGGAATATCCGCGCCGTTCCGCTCTTTGGCTAACCGGGCGTTGGCATTGTCCATCGCTATCTTGACGGCTTTCGGGGTCGCGGCCAGCGTTTCGCTACTGCTATCCGTGGCACTGTCTAACTGGACAAAACCTTTATATAACAGAGTGCCGTCTGGGTGATTACGGGATTTTTCATGTTGCGCCAGCGCGTCGCTGGTTTCTTGTTCGGTCAATGAGCCTTTGGGACGCAGGTCGGTAATATTGCCCGCCGCATCAATGCTGGCCACCGCAAACACCCGGTGCATAAACCCGGCATTGTCCTGATAATCTGCCAACGTTGCCGCCACGGTCACCGTGATCACGCTTTCCCACTGACTGACCACATTGCCCTGCAAACTCACGTCTGCCCACACTTTCTCCGGCTTGGCCGACACCGTAATATTCTTGTTAGCCGCCAGCACGGCACGTAGCCCGCCCACATAAGCGCTGCCTGCCGTCACGTAATATTGCTGGCCGGTCTTGACCACCAAAAAACCATCAGCGAAAAATGCGCCGGGGCCGTAGTGGTCAAGGTTAATCAGGCGCTGCATTTCATCAATACCGGTCAGACGGGCGGTAAAATCAATCTGCCACGTTTCTGCCGGGACGGTGATCCCCGTTTCACTGGCGGCACCGTCATATTCCATCAGGAAACTGCGGGTTAACGCGTTGCCCTGCTGGCCATTGGCGTTAGCAATCTTGCGCTGGGTCGGGGCATGAACAATCATGGCCACCGTGCCGCTGGTCTTATTCACCAGACCAATCCAGTTAAAATCAAAATCGCCGATTTCGGTACCCAACGTGATGGAGTACACCACCGCATTCTGATTAACCACACCAGTTTTATTAACGGCCTGACGGTGAACAATCTGCCCGGCAGGCGGTAAACCCTCGCTGCGGTCAATCGGGGCATTCGGATCCAGTCCCGGCACCAAAGCCAATACAAATTCATCCACCACCACGGTGTTACCGCCTGCGGCTTCCTGCGCTTTCCACTGCTCAAAAGCAGTGGTGATAATTGATTGAGACATCATTTCTTCCCTGTTAATGAGGCGGTAAAGGTGGTGGCTACTGCGGCGTTAGCGGTGGCCACGTCACTGCGGGCGCAATAAGTCACATACTCATGGCCCACCCAACCGGCGCGAATACGCAGCCCGGAATAGGTGATCACTTCAAAACGATAACGGCGGCAGGTTTTGCCGTACTGGCGAATAATCTGCATCAGCAAATCGCTGTTACTGGCTATCTGACTGTCACTGACGCGCACCAGAATCACATCCCAGTCAATGTCTGGCTGGCGCTCCAGCAATTCCACATACCCAATGCCAAGGCGTTCAAAGATGGCGATAAATCCCGCCACTGAACCGGCATCTGCGGCGTTAATAAAGGCGTATTGCACCCGTTTGCGGTACAGGCTCAACGGCTCACCATTAAAGCGGCTGATATCACGCTGGTAGGCCAACACATTAAGCAGCGGCACGGCACAGGTAGCGGCATCCAACTGGTTAAGCGGCCAGTTCAGCCAGCTATGCACCCACTGCCACCATACGCGGCACACCCGCAGTAACTTGTTTGATTCGCCTTTATCCATCCATGACGGCAGGCGCAGGCTTGTTAATCGGCTAATGAAATCAGGCATTTTCAATCACCACCGTTAAGCTGTTCAGGCGCGGTACACTCAGATCACTGACAATATCGCTCAGTGAAAAACTCAGTGATTCAATCAGCGGAAACGTCTTATGCAGCTCTCGCCCCAGATTGGAAAATGAGAAGCGGGAATAGGGCCACGTTTTCAGCACCTTGTAATTGCTATTCTGGCGAAAGGCGCAGCGGATCAGGTTTTCACCGCCGCTTTCCAGCTTGGCCAACTCATCAGCGGTTAAATTTTGTTTATTGCTGACATACAGCGTCACCACTAAATCATGCTGGCTTTCCGGCAGCGGCATACACTGCATATCATCGCCATGGCCGTGATGGCCTTGCGCGGTGATATGGTCGTTGACCGCATCAATAAACGGCTGGGAAATCTCGCCGCTGTCCAACAACAGATAAGCGTTGGCAGTACCCGGCCCGCGCGGGGCATCGTGCAAAAAATAAATCCGGTCAATGGATAGCCCGACTACCCCCGCTATCATGCTGCGGTACACCGCATCGGTGTGATAGTTGCCTACCAGATTGAACTGATTGCGGCAGCGGTCGCGGAAATCATCATCTGACTCTTTATCAGCACCCGGCACGGTTAACCAATCGCCCTCGCTTTGTGCCCGTTCTATGCCCGGCACCGCCTGCGGCAAGATACGGTAGTAACCGGGGGCCAGATTAAACGCCCCGCCCACCTCAGCCGCGTTTACCGCGACCAGCCCACTGGCGCTACCGGCAGCAATGGCGGTTTCACTGCTTACCACCACGCTGTAAATTTTGCCGTTAATACGTTCGGCCTGAACCATCGTCCCAGCAGGGATAACCACATCTTGTTGAATATCAGCTTTATAGAAGCGGATCATGCCCTGCGCAGCGGTGGCCGGTTTACGGCTGGCATTGACGCCCCAGCCAAACACATCCAAAAAAGTGCCGCTGGCAGTGGCCAGATACATATTGGCCAGCACGGTATTGATTAACACTTCGTTGAGCCACAACACCGGGCGAGTGACAATAGTTTTTATCAGCCGCCAGAACGGCGACATATCGGAGGTATTGGTGATTAACCCCTCATCCTCGACCAGTGCATCAAACTTTTGCCGAATATCGGCCTCGGTGGTCGGCATCCCGCTGTTTTTTAATACCTGTTCGTAATCTATTTCAGGCTTATTACTCATAATCCGCACTTACCGTAATCGGGCCGAAATCGTAGGTATCAGCCGTTACCCATAGCCGTGTGGCCGTTTCTTCATTCACCACCACCGTGCCGGGAATAATGCGTTCATCATCTTCAATTAAAATAACCAACTGGGTGATCACATCGGCGCGTAATGTCGGACTGCGTTCCGCAATTAGTCGGGTGGTGAGGCCACTTTCAATAATGGCGTGAATACAGTCTTGGCCAATGCTAATGCGGTTATTACACAGCGTTGGCTCATTACCGGTATTTAATACAAAGTCACCGTCTTTTATCAGCAGGTCGATATACATTAATTCCGTCATTAATTTAATTCCTGCCACTCCATTAAATCACTCGGCGTCATGCCACCCTGCATATTAATATGGACATTCTCAATGCGTTTGCTGTTATCACTCACGGATTTAGAGTTATTACTGATTTCTTTATTAATCCCGCCTTTATCAATGTTGCGCATATGGCCACCGGTTAATAAGCCATTAGCGGAATTGATTGGGCTACTTTGCGGGGCAGCAATACTTTGTGCCTCAATGCTGACACCGGGAATAATATTCAGCTTATCGATAATCCAATTATAGGTTTCAGCAAAGGTACTTTTCAGCCAGTCCCATAAGCCACTAAACACATTACCGATACTGTCAGCCATGGCACTGAACCCAGCCAGCGGTGATAAACCGGTGATAGCCGATACCAGCCACTGCCAGCCGGATACAATCTTTTGCCATACGCCGCTAAATACGTCCCCGACAGCGGTGACCACCTCGGATAGCCACTGGAAAGCCGCGGTATCAGCAATAGCCGCTTTAATCTCATCCCAATACTTAATCAGGTAGTAGATACCCGCCGCCAGTGCCGCGATAGCCACAATCACCAATAACACCGGCCATGTCAGGAAACTAAAGGAGATCCCCGCTGAAATGGCCGCGATACGTAGCGCCAGCAAGACACCGCGCATAATGCGCATGGTAGCGTTAGCGGTAATAATCGCTTTGTTATACAGCCAGATGGCCGCAGTGTGGATTTGGGTTACCGCACACAATGCACCCCACAGCAGTTTTAATCCCATCCAGATAAACATGCTGATCCCCATCACCATATTGGCAATGGCACCGGCGGCGGCAAAACTCAACAGCGCCAGCATGGCATAGCCGATCAACCGGGCGATATTGGGGAATAACTGCATCCAGCGGGCGAATTTCTCCCCGATAGCCGACACCCGGTTCATAATGGGATACAGCACCGGTAACAGGGTTAAGCCCAAAATCACCCGCATCCCTGTCCAGATGGCCATCAGCCGCTCCCATGGGTCGGCCATTTTCTTGGCCATCTCACCGGCCCGTTTCATGCCGTCATTACTGCCCAACTCACCGATATTGCGTTTCAGCAAATCGACATTACCGTATAGCTGTTTAATAACATTGGCCCCATCCCCAAAGGCTTTATCCAGCTCGGTCTGCGCCTTTAAATTGCCCTCGATGGTTTTCCCGTAACGCCCTTGCAATTTCTCCAGCATTTGCGGCATGGTCAGCATCTGGTCAGAAGCATCCACAAAACTGAGTCCCAGCGTTTTGGCCCCGGCAGCGGCCCCTTTCATGTAGGTTTCATAACTGCCGCTGGCCTCAGTTCCCAAGGTTTTTTGCAACTGGCCCAACACAGCAAATTGCTCATCCATACCGACGCCGTAGTTAGCGCCAACCCCTTTGGAACCCTGCATCAAGTCAGCCATGGTCTGCATATTGACGCCAAATGCCTGCGCCATATACGCCGTTTTACCGGCCACCTCTTCGGCAAATTTCACTTTGCCAATGCGGTCTGCGTAGCCGTCAAACTGGTTATACATTTGCCCCATGTAGGCGGCGGCTTCGCTGCCGGTGGTTTTCATCCCTGCGGCCAGCACATTGGTAGCCAGGGTGAAACGGGGCAAATCACGGTCAGACAGCGTACCAATAGCACTGCGCACATCGGCACTGGAGCGCACCACATCCACCGCGCTGCGCCCATACTGCATACTGAATTTCAGTGCGTCGGTGCTCATCTTTTGCAAGGCGCTGTCACTCACTCCCTTGGCGCTGGCTTCATTAAGCGCCCCGGCAAAATCCGCCGCTGGCCCCAGTGCGCCCTTAATCCCCTGCACCACACCAAACAGGGCCGCACCGCCCACCGCAATTTTACCGAAAGCCGCTTGTGAGTGATCCGCGAACCCTTTCACAGAGGATTGCACCTGTTTTAACGGGCGCGTGATTTTATCAATCATGCTTAAAGTAAAATCGAGGTGTTTCATTAGTCGCCTTTAAATGCCAAGCCAATCCCATTGGCAATTGAAATACGGGTGTTATCCCAATAACGGTTATCCAACCAAACGGCACGGGCGAAACTTTCTATATCGTCATTTTCATGCGGTAGATAATGGCGGCGTAGAATAAGAAATTGTTCAATTGAATTACTTTCAATGGCCCGTAACCGTTGGGTTAGTTTTTTACTTCAATTTCCAATTTCGGCGCATAGACTTGGTTCACTTGGTCAACCAATTGCAAAGCTGCACCCGGTGTTTTTAAAATTTCGTCTAATGCTTCTTTGGTTTCTTTACTGATAATACGGCGCAGATATTTAAATGCCGGGGCAATTTTATTATCCATTGCCATATCATTAATTAAACCGTTATAAGCGGTAGTGTTTGGTTCAAAAATAAGTTCAACGCTACCCACTGCTAATACAATTTTATGTTTGTCGGCCATGTTATTTATTTCCTTGTCTCAGATATATTTCATTAATGAGTTGGTTGTGTCGCGCCGCGCATAAGGTATAAATACTGCGATAGGCGCGTAAGGCATTATCAAAATCATTACCGGTCGTACCGGTTAATCGGGGTAATAGGGTGCTGCATTTAGTCAGCTGATTTTCCTGATAAGGCACGTTCGGCGGCATCACTACTTTCGTTGAACAACCGGACATATTCATCAGTAGCACACACATTAGTAAACACCGGCTTAATAATTTCCGTATGAATAACCGGCTGGTACTTATCACCCTGCTGGCGCAACGCTTCCAGCTTATCTTCCAGTTGCCGGGCTGAATCACTGGCTATGCCCTCCGAAATTGTCCGGCCCTGTTCTGCCGCTGTGTTGGCGGCACGGGTAATACTCAGTTCCAGACGGTCATGCTGTAAATCATTGAGATACCACCCAGCCACAAATGCCGCCACTATCAGCGCCAGTATCTTGGCCATCAGCGCACCCCGTTATGCTCAAGGCTAAAGTGATTACCATCGGGATTAGATTTGAAGCGCCCGCCCCATGTCCCGCCCAACGACTCCCAATACTCGCCCAACGGCAAAAACGCCTCGCTTTTGGTCTGATACACCCCGTTAATAAACAGATTAAAATCCACTGCCAGCCGCGAAGTATGCAGACTGTTACTGATACCGGTTCCCGCTTTGGCATTCAGTTTGGCCTGCTCCGTGGTGCGGTAGGCTTCACCCAAGGTCAGACGGTAGCCCCGTTCCCCGGCCCAGCTAATTAACTGCGCAATCAGTTGGGTAAATAACTGCTGTTTTTCACTTAACGTCATGGTTTCTTTCCCTTTAATAAACTGCTACCCCGGCGGCGTAACCACAGTTCAACCGCCTGATGCCCGGCAATACCTGCCGCAGCCCCTAACCCGGTTACCGCCAGCGGAGAAATCCCCGGCACCCAAACCAATACTGCCGCCGCTGCCACCGAGGTGGCTGATCCCAATATCACCCGCCCCACAAACAGCCGGACAGTGATTGGCTCATCACTGGCCAATACCTTTCCCAGTGCAATCAGCCCACCTAAAATGGCCAGTCCGAGAAAAGTTTTTTCATGTTCCTGCATCCTTGCCCCCTAGCCGATCAGATTGCGCGTGGCTTCCGCTTCCAGATAGGGAATGCCGTTGATACGCACAAAATCCGGGCTGGTAATGAAATACTTAATTTTATGGGTCAGCACCGCCCCGCCTTTCGGGTCAACATCCAGCGCGGAATCAAATTTCAATTTCACGCCAAACGCCTCCACTTTCAGCTCTTCTTCCCCGGCTTTGGCATAGAACAAGATGTCAAATGCCGGGATACCGCGCCATGAACCGGCGCGTGAGGCTTTGGCGGTCAACTGTTGCAGCACTTTGGTACTGACTTCAATGTCCCCCTCGGCACCGACATCGCCTTTTACATCCCCATCCGGCACACCATTAGTCTGTGCCGGGCCGCTGTTATCGGTAATGGTCAGCCCGATTTTTTCCACATGGATCAAATCACCGTCCATATTGATATCCACCGACTGGCCAGAAATACGGGTACTCATTGGCTATCCTCCAGTGTGGTATCCAGCATCAGACTCACCGTGATACCTTTCGGGCATTCATACGGGCGAACCACAATATAAATCTCCACTTTGGTGGCAGTGCGCCACGTAATCACCACATCACCCTCTTGCGGCGGTTTTACTTCGCCGGGGAATGTAATGCCGTTAATCTGCGTACTGCGGGCCATTTCGCGCAACACCTTGGAAAAATAGGTTTTATGTGCGGCAATGCTGCCGGGGGTACTGTTGAGCGAACGATCTGCAATCTTGGCAATCGCCTGTAAGCGAATACGGCGGGCCGCTTTATCGACAATCCGCAGACTCTCAATTGCCTGATAATCCCCGCCCTCTACATCTAGTGTGCGGCCATCTGACCAGTACATGCCGTCATAGTCTGGGTACCACATCGGCACCGAGTAGCGCAGGGTTTCCAGCGCTTGCAATGTGGCTAAATCCAGCGCCACGCCCTTACCGTCCACCGGTTGCGCATCACAGCCCATGTCCAGTAGCGGGCCAGTGGCGACACGGGCCGGACTGTCTGCAATGGTCACCGCGCGGTTACACAGACGCCCCGCCAACACGCCCGGCTCATTGCCCCACAACCGTGGCACCAGTTGCACCGATGAAGCTGCAACGCCCTGCTGTAATGCTGCCAGTCGGGCCAAATACTCCGGCCAGCCCTCTTCGGCTTGCGGGCCATCAACGGCCAGCACAAACCACACCCAGCGGCCAAACTTGGCCAGCAATTCAGCCCGCAGACTGGCGGCAGCGGTAATGGTGGCTTTATCCGTGGGTAACACCACCACCACGCCCTCAACACTGGCCACCTGTTGGGCCGCTTTGACAGCCTCCACCCACGCCTGCGGGTTAAGCTCTTCATTTTTGGCCGGTTCTGCCAGTACATGCACAAAGCCGTTCCAGTTCTGACCTGCATTGAGCATCGCGGCTTTGGCGCAGTTTTTTATCGCGCTGGCATCCGTTCCCAGTAATACATCAAAATCGGTCTGCGTGTTCACCGCCAGCGTTTTCCCGGTGTTAACCTTGCCGGTACCGATGTACAGCACGGCCCGTTCAATCTCTTTGGTTTCGCCCTGTAGCTGGTTTTTTTGGTCAACATTGACTTGTGGCCAACTCATCGTTACCTCTTCATATCCTGTGCTTTGACGTCCCAGCCAAACCCGATGGCCTGTAACTGACGCGCTAAGGCTTTGTTAAAATCGTCGTCGCTCATGCCCAAGAACTCACGCGCCGGGACATCCACTGTCCACGCTGATTTAGCCGCCTTGCCACTCAGTTTTTTAATCAGCAAACCCGCTTGGGCGAAACGCATGTTTTCGATAATTTCTTTGTAAGGTGGCTTGCGCCAGCGCTTACCCTTTTTCACCCGGTAGCCCAAGGCCCGCAATTTCTTAGCCTGCTTGATAGTGGCGGGCCGCTCCGGGGGTACCGATTTAGCCACTGCGCTGCGGTTAATGGTCACGTGCATACCATTTTGCTGGCCGTACCCCACCACGCCCGCCGGTACCGGCTTTTCGCCGTTGCGGTAACCACCGCCCTGCAAATACAGCCTGACCGCGCTAATCTCCGGCATTTCACGGATATGCAGCAATTTCGGCATGTTGCGCAGCATCTTGCCGCGCTGGTTGGTCTGCCGTCCCTGCCACGGGGTGCCATCCGGTGACTGCTGATTACGCACATTGCGCTTGGCCGCGACAATCACCCCGTACTTGGCCAGCCGCCATAACAGCCGCTGGCGTTTTTGTGGCGGTAACTCCAGCCGTTTAAGTGCTTGTTGCAGCTCGGTTAACTGTTTTTTACTCAGCTCACCGTTGATAATCATCCGTGTTCACCAATCGGCGCACCCTGCGCATCTGCGCCAAATATCGCGCCCTCCGTGGCCAGCCATAACTCCGGATCAGTTAGCCGGTATTTAGCCCCCATAAAGGGAATATCCCCGGCCTCATCTTTCTTAATGCTCAGTGATTCCGTGAGGCCCATCGACACCACCACCATGGCGGTTTTACCGTCGATCACATCGATATCAATACTCGGCAATTCCGGCTCCGGGCCGTGGTCAGGGGCATTCTCAATCATCCACACCAGCAACAAGGCGCACAGATTGCGCGGGTCATAATCACGGTAAGGGAAGCGGCCCCAACTCAGCACCGCATCAAACTGCATCAACGCCAGTTGATACTGATCCAGCCCTAAATCCCGCTGTGCTGGAATAAAGCGCAGTTCGTCCATGTCGCTGTTAAATTCCAGCTTGCGCAGCCGTTCCGGTAAATTGCCCTGCACAAAGGCGGTTAATGACTGTAATTTGCTCATACTTGCCTCACGGTGACGCGCTTCAACCCTTTCATACGGCGGATAACAATGGATGACTCCGCCAGCAATCCCTTGCGTGTCTCGTCACTCTCCTGCCCTGGGTGTGACTCCCTGCGGCCAATCGTGGCAAACTCCCCTAACAGATCGGCTTTAGCACGGGCATAAACCGCTTTTTTGTACTGCGCACATAACAGGTTTTCAGTGTCGATACTGACGCCCGGCACCTCTGCGGCATGGCTATAACCATTCGCATGGTGCTTCGCTTCAACGCTGGCTAAATCGCTGTTAACCTCACCCGCTGCGGTAATCAACGCCTGTGCAACGGTTCCCGCATCAACATCAGGCGGGATAGTGCGCTGAACCTGAAATTCTTTGAGGCTCAAGTCTGGCCAGAACCCCACGTTTTTTAAGGTGGCATCCTGATAATCAATCGGTTTTCCGCTAAACATATGTTCTCCCGAAAAGCGGGCTGACCGGCTTCCACGGCACATAACACTAATGTGTATTGCCTCCGCCGCGCCCGCTCGGCTTACGGTAGTCTTTTATTCTTTTAGCAATGCCCGAATACGGGCGGCGATATTACGGCGCAAGGTGGTGACACCAATCTGCCGGTGAAACCCTACCGCCTGCGCCAGTAAGGCATCCGCTTGTTGTAATAACTCCACATCATCCAGCGCGGTAGCCCGTGGCTGACCATCGTTATCGCGCAGTAGCAACAACCCGGCGAACTTGTACCACTTGGCATTTATCTCTTCATGCAGCCGCCACTTCTCGCGAATATTTTTGAATGTGCGAGAAAAATACGGCTCGACACTTTCCCCGCTGGCGGCGGCAATTTCGGCCCACTTCATCACGGTATCAGCGATAAATGCCGGTAACTTACTGCGGAAATTGCCCGGCATTTTCTGCCCCTGCTCGATGGCGATATCAGCCCAGTCCAGCGCCTGATCAAACTCATCCACATCAAACAACCAGATAATGCAGTACACCAAAATCGGGTTTTGATGTACCTCGCCACTGTCCAGATATGCCTGCGCAGTAGGAAGCCAGCGCGGTAATAGTTCGCTGCGCTTCATGGCTACCCGGTCACTGGTGACATCAAGGCTACGTACCCGACCAACATCATGTTCCAATGCCCGTAATTTGACGTGCAGACTGTGGCCAGCGTCCAACACCTGACACTCATTTAACTGCTTTTCAGCCTTAATACGGGCAGAATGACGCTGCGCGGGTGATAGCATGGCTTATACCTCTGGCCCGTCTTTGGCTTCTTCAACCTTGCCAATGGTGACGGCGGTTTCATCAAAGGCCGCATACAGCTCTGGCGTTTCCACGGCGTAACCCTCCATACGTAAGTAGCTGTTCTCAAACTGCTTACGGTCATCGGAAAACTCCGCTTTGCGGTAACGCGTCCCCCGCTGGGTATAAACATGAAGATTACTCAACATGGTGACCGTCATACGCTTACCGGGGAAGAACGGCGGCACCATAGCCTGACGTCCTGCAATAGATTGCGATAGCATTTGCGCGGCAATTTTTTCCGTTGGGCGGTCTGCGGCCTGATAGAGGCGGTATTGCTCCGCAGCCACTAAATCAGCCCCAACCAACACCACCAGTCGCGGGTCATTACGGAATTCCTGCGGGATTTTGGCGTTAATCAGATCAGAGGCCATGGCATCCAATGATTTAAAATCACCACCGCTACCCAGTGTGATGGCATCAGTAACAATCTGATTTTTGTCATAGGTTCGTACCAGCTCATGCCAGCCAATATTGACATCTTCACCGTTCGGGTTATCCGTCGGCTTGGTGGTTTTCGCCGCCGATTTACCGTTAAAACCAATGCGTAGCACGTCCAGACTGAATGACTTATTGGTAAACGCCTGCATACGCTGGAAAAACTCTTCTTCACTCCCGGCATTGGCCCACACAGATAACATTTGGTATGTCAGTGACGCACCGGAATCTGTTTCGTACAGCTCATAGTTGTTACCATCAACACCCACTTTGCGACGAAAACGGCCCTCATCCACACGGCCCGTAAACAGCCCCGGATTACCTACGTTAACCACCTGCCCTTTAATCTGGTCAACATCTTCAACCACAATGAAATTAAGAAATTCATTGCTTTCCAACATAGCATCACGCAATTTTGTTTCTTTTGGGTCAGTCAATGAGAAATAACGTGATGTCTCTTTCACATCATTTGCCAATGCCAGCCCATCGAGGTAATTATTTAAATAACCTCGCGCTTTATTATTAAGTAGCATTTATTGCACTCTCTTTAATCAGAAATACGAAAATCCATTAAGCCAATGCTTAATTAAAGAAACTCAAACGGCTTACGTGAATCGCTCGGCTTTTTACTGGGTAATTTAGTGAATTTTTTATCTAAGCTACCCAACTTCTGAATAAACTGTGGTAAATTATCACGCAATTGCGCAAACTCTTTGGTGTCCACGACTTCTTTAATCGTTTCAACATCGGAATCCGTTTCTTCCTGACTGGTTTTTAATTCAGCAAGCTGGGTTTCCAATTCACTGATTTTATCCTGCGCAGCTTTTAACTGCTCAGCCAGCACCGTAGCAGCATCATCAGTAATATTATTATCGGTGTCGGTAATGGTGTCATTCTCATCAACCAAACCAAACTTGTGATACCATTTCTTTTTACCTTTCACACGGTTCCCCTTGACTGTCTTTTTAATATCATCGAAAACAATTGGCCGATATTGGCTATAACGTTTATTACGCAATCGCTTGTTAAACTTCATTTGGTCGGTATATACGCTGGCGGGTTCGTCCGTTACCCCCATGCCCTCAAGATAGCTTTTCCCCGTTCCTCTAAAATTGCCATCCTCGGTAAACTCAGCGGAAGTAAAAAGCAACTTACCCTCGCCGTTAGCCGCAATGAGTGACAATGCAGGACAAAGCCGGGCAAACATTTTTAATACACCGTCCTCATCTTCTTCCGCCTTTAATTCTAATACCTGCCCTACCGGGCCATAAGTACGCGAATGTTCCGGCCATAATTGTGCGGTATACATTCGAGGGTTATATAGCTCTACGGCCTCTAATATCCATTGCCTTTCAATATTACGCCCATCTAACGTTTTCCCCTCGGCACAAACACACAACCATGTCGTTGTTAAATGTGAAACTGACATTCAACCGTTCTCCCTGATTTGTGATATTCAGTATGGCTAATTAAAACCAGCTCCGCATTCGCTTTAATTCTTATATATTCGGATATAGCCCGTTAGCCGAATAGAAACGAATTATTACGGACGTTTATTTAACGGTATCTCGGCATAATAAAGGCTATGGCTAAATATTCAGATGAACTCATTGGTGTTGCACGGGCGCTTTATTTAAATAGGTCAACACCCAAAGAAATCGCCAGTGATTTAAATCTGCCGAATGTGCGGATTGTTTACTATTGGGCGCAAAAATGGAATTGGGCTGATTTACTCAGCCATGAAAGCACGGAGGAAGCCATTGAACGCCGCTATCAATTATTAGTCGGGCGCGATAATAAGAGTGATATTGAATTAAAAGAGCTGGATATTCTGATTACCCATGCGGTGAAACTGCGGGCGCAGAGTAATAAGCATAAAGAAAAACTCGCCGCCGCCAAAGGGAGCAAACCGGCGCAGAATGATGGCGGTGATTTTGATGATGAGCGCCCGACGAAAAAACGCCAGTACCGCAAAAATGATATTTCCGGGCTGTCAAAAGAGGATTTTGACGTTTGGTCAGAAGAACACCTGTTTGGCTATCAAAAGCACCTGCGGCTAAATATTGGCGAGCAGGTACGAAATATCCTGAAAAGCCGCCAGATTGGCGCGACATGGTATTTTGCTTTTGAGGCCTTTGAAAATGCGGTGTTGACCGGTGACCCGCAAATATTCCTGTCTGCCTCCCGCGCTCAGGCAGAGGTTTTCCGCTCGTATATCGTCAATATTGCCCAGCAGTATTTTGATATTACACTAACCGGTAACCCTATCCGGTTGAGTAACGGCGCAGAACTGCGTTTCCTGTCTACCAACAAAAACACCGCCCAATCATACAGCGGCCATCTGTATTGCGATGAATATTTTTGGGTACCGAACTTTGCCAAATTAAATGAAACGGCCAGCGCCATGGCTACTCATGATAAGTGGCGCACCACCTACTTTTCGACGCCCAGCGCCAAAACTCATCAGGCTTATCCGTTCTGGACAGGCGATGAATGGAAGCGCGGCAGTAAGAAACGCGCCAAAGTTATCTTCCCATCATTTGATGAAATGCGTGATGGTGGTCGCCGCTGCCCGGATGGCCAATGGCGTTATGTCATTACCATGGAAGATGCCATTCGCAATGGCTTTAATCTGGCCAGCCTTGAAAAGCTGCGTAACCGTTATAACGTTGATGCATTCAACATGCTGTACATGTGCGTGTTTGTGGACAGCAAAGATGCGGTGTTCTCTTTTGATGACTTGCAGCAAGCCGGGGTGGATGCTGCCACTTGGCAGGATCACGACGAAAAAGCCGCCCGGCCCTTTGGTAATCGTGAGGTATGGGGCGGTTTTGACCCGGCCCGCTCCGGTGACCTGTCTACTTTTGTGATTATCGCGCCACCACTTTATGAGGGCGAAAAATTCCGGGTACTACGGGTGATCCACTGGCAGGGGATGAATTTCCGCTATCAGGCTAACCAGATTAAAAAACTGTTCCAGCAATATCACATTACCTATATCGGTGTGGATGTGACCGGCATCGGCCAGGGTGTATTTGAAAACATCCAACACTTTGCCATCCGGCAGGCGGTGGCCATCCGCTATGGCGTAGAAACCAAAAACCGGCTGGTGATGAAAGCCGCCGATGTGGTGGAAAGCAAACGTATCGAATGGGACAAAGACCGCACCGAAATTCCCGCCAGCTTTATGGCCATCCGTCACACCACTACCGCCAGCGGCAATGCCATGACATTTGTTGCAGACCGCAGCGCGGAAACCGGCCATGCGGAGGCATTCTTTGCCATTGCTCACGCCCTCGACAATGAGCCACTTAACTACGAAAACAAATTAACATCCCGCTGGAGGCTAAAGAAAGCAGCATGAAACGCCCAAATAAACGCGCTATGAAGCGCCAAGATAACCACGGCAAAAACCGTAAGATGAGCATTATCAGCTTCGGCAAACCAGAGCCAATACTCACCACTGGCACCGATTACCGCGATATCTGGTATGACAATGACTATGACCATTACACCCTGCCGATTGACCGGCTGGCGCTGGCACAGTTGGTTAACCTCAATGGCCAACATGGCGGCGTAATTTATGCCCGTAAAAATATGGTGGCATCCGATTACCAGAGCGGTGGCCTGACCCATGAAGAGATTGAAGCCGCTATTTTTGATTATTTTACCTTTGGTGATGTCGGCATTCTGAAAATCCGTAATGGTTGGGGCAATGTCATTGGTCTGGCCCCCTTACCGGCCCTGTATACCCGTATCCGCAAAAGCGGTGAATTTGTGGTATTGCAGGAGGGTGAACCTCTTGTTTACCCGGAAAATGACGTGATTTTTCTCAAACAATACGACCCACAACAACAGATTTATGGCCTGCCGGATTATATCGGTGGTATTCACTCCGCATTGCTAAACAGTGAAGCGGTCATTTTCCGCCGCCGCTATTACCACAATGGGGCGCACACTGGCGGTATTTTGTATACCAGTGACCCGTCAATGACCGATGAAGTGGAGGAAGAAATTGAACGCCAGTTAGCTGACAGCAAAGGGATTGGTAATTTCAGCACCATCTTGGTCAACATTCCGAACGGTGACCCGGAGGCGGTGAAATTCATTCAAATGGGAGATATCAGCGCCAAAGATGAATTTGCCAATGTGAAAAATATCAGTGCGCAGGACATTCTCAATGCTCACCGCTTCCCGGCAGGGTTAGCCGGGCAGATACCGGAAAATGCTGCGGGTTTAGGTGACCCGGAAAAAGCGCGGAACACGTATCGAAAAGACGAGATTTTACCGGTACAACGCCGCTTTAGTGCTGCCATCAGTGCCGATCCAGAGATCCCGACACATCTACAGCTAAATTTTGATGCACAAACAGCAAACTCGGGTGCGTTATGAGCAGAAACACGTTAAAATTCCAGAAGTTCGCCACTTTTGGAGCCAGAAACATGCGAGTGATGAAAGTCTTATGCCCTGAATGCGGTGGCGCGGCCATTATCCGGAAAACCAACCGTAAACACCGGCAGATTTCAGATTTATATTGCGCCTGTAATGATGTGGAATGCGGTCATACTTTTGTGATGAATGTGACCTTTTCACATACCATTAGCCCCAGCGCTAAAACCGGGGATAAACTGATTAAAACCGTTGTCGATTCCATGAATCCACAGCAGCGGCAAATGATGCTTAACCTATTGCAAGGTAGCGCATCAGCCGCCTGACTACTGGCCTCCAATCTGGGGGCCTTTTTGTTGCTGCTTATCCAGTTCAATGGTCAATGCGGTAGTCATTTCGGCAATCCAGACTAATGCCAAATCCCTGTCCTCTTCATTGCACTGGTTATTCGTGACCAACCTTGCAACTAAATCAATACGCTGCAACGCTAACGATTCAAAAAATAAATCCGTCACGACTCCCTCCACTCATCATGTTTACACTGTGTTTATATACAGTATAATAAAATTAAGAAAATAGGAAACAGCTAACTGCCTGTTTCCTCAGAATTTCATGAGTGTGATCAATTCCAGCCCGGCCATAACTGGTGTTCTGGCCGTGGGGCGACTTCTTCTAACCGACCATTATTTAGCCTTACTGAGCGGTCACCGTAAATTTTTAGGCTGCTGCCCCGTTCCAGTATCGCGATTTCTTCCTCATCACCCATAAAACCCCGACGGCGTAATTCTTCTATTAATCGTTGCCGGGCATCCGGCGTACAGTTATTGACAGAACTCCTAGCGGCGGCGTTGCCGCCAGAAAAAGCCAAACCCCCGGCCTGCGCTGCGCTTTCGGCCAACTTCGGTACAATCTGCCACTTAACCAGACGGGTGCAAACAGCAGAGTCCTCTCCCAGTAACGGCGAATAGATACCCAAAACCCGTTTAACGTCTTCGGCGTAGATGTTGCCCATTTCGGTGATTTCATATGACAGGCGCACGGTCAAACAATCCCGGCTCACCATCGGCCCGCCCTGAAACTCGGTGTAGGCGTACCAGTTGCCCACATCCGCAGCAAAGCGCACATTATCCATATCCTGATCCGGTAGTATTTGTCCGTCTCCGGGCAAGCGGCGTAACTCGCGCCAGACAGTGACCGGCGCACCACCGATTTGCTGAAACTGCCGGATACGCCAACGGCTGGCCCATGCGGTGACTGCTTTCGCCATGTCTCGTGCATTACCGCCCGTCTCGCCGTCTTCTTCTTCGTCGAGCGCGTAACCGTCGATATTCTTTGAGATATATTTCGCGATATAGCCGGTTGCACTGCCCTTGGCCGGATCAATGGGTTCAGCATGGAAACGGGCTTTCAATGCTTCGGGGCTTTGCAATGTCTCGGAATCTTCCAGCCGGGCGTAATAGCAAAGAATGTCGCGCACCTGATCAACGTGTTGTGGCAGCATAAACAGCAACACATGCCAGTGTGGGGTGCCATCGTGATGCGGTTCTACCACCCTAAAACCAAAGACATTAATCCCGGCGCGGGCAATAGCCGCACGGGCTTTAGCCCATACGCTGCATAAGTATTTTTGTGTCTGCCGTGGGCTGGCCCCATTCCAGTTAGTAACAAAGCCGCCACCATGATAGACCGCATGATATTTAGACGGCGCGGTGATAGTGTAAAACTCCCCCACACAGCCCATTTCAGTGGCTAAATCTTCAAAACCTCGCATTCTGACCATTAGTTCACATCTCCGTATTGCGGGATTGGCGTTGCTGCCATTCACCATGTCTTCTAACGAAACCCGTTCACCGTCCTGATTTTCCAACTCAAACGCTTTGAAAAACTCCCGGTTACGCCGCTTCTGCTCTACCCATTCGGCCATAGTTGAGCGGCTAACATAGGCTGACGCTGATTTCTGTACTTGCCCCACCGCAATGGCCATATGTTCCCGGCGCACATCACGCAGGCGTTTTAAACGCACCCGCCACCAATCCGGTGCCATCATGCGCAGTAGGCCGGATTCAATTTTTCGTGGGTTGATTGTCTTGCGGCTGGAAGTGAATTCCCGCCAGTACGGCGGTTCAGTTCCCACTTGCTTGCTCAGTTTTACAAGGCAGATATAAGCGCGTTGGGTGCGCTTCCAGAGTTCTTGTGGGTCGCTGCTTTGACCGGTGAAATTGCGTTCGATATAGTCGGTAAAACTCTCAGACATAAAATCAGCCACCCGGTGGGACAGGTTGCGTAACTCATCCCGGCCAAACGATGGCAGGCGTTCTAAGTCGTCGGCAAAGGGCCACGGTAAAAAGCCGGGTGCTTTAATGACTGGCTGATACTGGCGATTAACCATCTGTAGACGTGGCAATACATTCTCGCCCACCGTAGTGCGTAAGAATGTATTGGCATGGCGACGGCCTTTTGATTGGTACAGGTTGGAGTAGCGATCACCAAAATAACGAGCCAGAAATTGGGGCATCCCGCCTAAATACTGGCTGCGCCATTGGTGGTCGGTAGGGTTCTGAACAAAGAGTTCGTCTTCGGTAATGCTGATATCTTGCGGGCGGCGCGGCCCCTCCGGCTCCCGGTTGAACTCACCATTAAAAGGTAAAGACAGGGATAAAATATCCCCGTCCATAAAGTCATTAACTGGGCGCTGGATGGTAGCGGTCATTCGCAAGCCACAGCATCAGCAAAATCAACACCAAGCCAAATAAGTGATTCGGGTATTCTGCCTAGAATTAACTCTTCCGCAGACTTACGGCTATCCGCTTTGCCACCACAACTACGGCGGGCAGTGACCGGGCTTTTAAAGAAGTCGTGATAAAGATCTCGTACCAGATGATTGTCATTGTTGGACGCAACAACATGGAAGCCACGCGCCGACAAACCACGCAGCTTATAAGCCAATAGATGATGCTGGTCATAACCAAATTTTTCACTGTGGTAGGCAGTGAATTCATCCGTGCGCGAATCAGCGGGTAAGTACGGTGGATCACAATAAATACCATCGCCCGGCTGCACCATATCCAGCGTTTCCTCAAAGCTGGCACAGATAAAAGTGGCCCGTTTTGCTTTAACAGCAAACGCGCGGATTTCAGCTTCGGGAAAATATGGCTTCTTGTATTTCCCATAAGGGGTATTGAATTTGCCGGACTGGTTGTAACGACATAGCCCGTTATAACAATGGCGATTCAGGTAAAAGAAAATGACTGCGCGGAACAATGGGCAGGAGTTAATTGATGAATTAAACATCTGTCGAATTGCGTAGTATTGTTCTGCGGTATTAGCAGTAATAAACAATGAACGGGCCATATGAATAAACTCATCCGGCCTTTCTTTTAGCACCTGATACAAGCCAATGAGATCTGGATTAGCATCGGCAATTAAATAAGCCGGGTAATCCGTATTCATCATCACGGAACAAGAACCGGCAAACGGTTCAACCAGCCGAGCGGTAACAGGTAAATGAGGCCGCAGTTTAGCCATTATTCCGGCTTTACTTCCAGCCCATTTAAGCACAGTACGAGTCAGTTCCATGCTGCACCGCCTTGGCTGTTCAGGAACTCCGACTCTTGTCGCAATAACTCAACTATTTCAGTCGCCGTCATTCTATTATTTGCCGCCTCAGCAGCCAGACGATCTAACCGGGATGAGCACTTATCAGCAACAAGGCGCATTCCCTCATGGCGGGCATTATTGAGCATTTCTGTCAGGCTGAATTTGCACGCAGGTGCTTCTTTTAAATCATTACGTTTCACTTTCATGCTGTTTGCTCCGAATTTAGGTAATAAAAATCCCCGGCCACCGATGGGAAGCCGTTGGTATTTATGGTGTTGGGTTAATTAATGCAGTTGTTGGGTAGTGCTGGCTGATGCACAAGAGTGGTTAATTTGCGTCAAGCCGTGGATCTCAATGGTTCTATTCCACCAGTTATTAATCATGCAGGTTAAAGAGCCTAATCCCAGCCAACCGGACATATGATAAATGGCGCGAATAGAGGCCAGCGCTTCGACCTGATCACTATTTGATTCAGCCTCACGGTATGCCCGGCACCAAAATGCGGCATGAGCAGAAAACCATTGGTGTGGGTTGGTCAGATGAATGGTGTCATTAAACATAATTGGCTGTAATTCGACGTTGTTACCCGCCAAACGACATTTACCCAAGAAGAATTGCGCGTAATTATAGGCTACGCCCCAATGGTTAAAGTCGTCTAACAGGCCATTTCTATCTACCGCTATTGCTTTCATCGTGTTCCCTTAATTATCGGTGTAATGCATATTGGCCATCGATTGAGCTGCAATCATTTCCGGGCCGTACGTTTTTACCGGTGCCGGTTGATTGTGCGATTTCCGGCTACTGTTGCTCTCTTTCACAAAATCCAACGTACCTACTTGGCCAAATGTATCGACTAAAGCCCGTAGTCGCTGAATTCCTCGCTGTAACTGGTGTAATTCTTCACGGGAAAAATCATCCCACAGATACCGGCAGTGCTCTGATTTCATCCCTGCGGAGTGGAGTAAAATTCCCCGGTGCTGTGCCGGTAGCTTTTCCCATATCACCCTTGCCCGGCTGTGACTGCCGGTCACTTTGTTGCGGATAATGGCTATCCATTTGCTGTTATTGGCTGACATGCTTACCCCCTTAAACCCATCAAACGGAACCACCACCGGCGGCGTTTGGTTTTAAAGATTGGCTTACGTGATTCCCCTAGAAACACCACTCGGCTGGTACAAGGTTGCCAGCGCTGACCATTTGGTAATTCAATCCAGCCGTGGCCAAAATGGTTTAATTGTTGGCTGGGTGATTGTTGTTTCAGGTAGTTAGCGAATACTTTCATACATAAGTTCCTCAGTTCAGGCCCGGAACTAGCCCGCTGGCGCTGATAAAATCAACCGCTGCGGCCAGTGCTGGCGTGGATTGGAAACGCGCTTCAACCGATACAACAATCAGCGACAGGTCACGAATAGCCTGATTCGCACGGTCAAGAATGGCGTTTCTACGGGATTGCGTCATAGGCCCGGCTGTTACGGTTTCACCGGCAATAGCACCGATTGCCGCCGTAGCGCTCAGGGTATGAATAGGTAAATTAGCGGGATTGGCTTCATTAACCGGTACCGCTGGTAAACATTGCAGTTGAGACAGCAAGCCATCTAACAGCGTTGGATCTTCGGTAATGTCAGTGAGCGTCAACAGTTCGATGCAACTCAACTGGTGTGGCTGGTCAGGGTTAAGTTTGTTACGCAGCATTTGCGGCTTCATACCGATTTGCTCGGCAACCGCCGTTAAATTGTTATTCCGGGCAAAAGCACGGCATGACATATCAAAGCGCGGGTGTTTAGAAAGCTGGAAATCAAACATGGTCGATACCCTCCCAATAACGCAATATCGAACTAGGCGATTGCAATATCACAATTCGAGAGAGCATCTACGGTAAGTGCGGCCATGTTGATCATGACTTTTTCACGCTTCATATCTTTATCTTTCCTGAGGCGATGACGGGTTAAACGGCCATCGGCCAACATCGCTTTGATAGTTTCTGAATCCAAACCAGTTAACTCAGCATATCTCTCAACTGTGACGTGAGGAGTTAGAAGAGTGATTGAAATATTAGGTCTCATGATGCAACATCCCCTATTCGCTTGTGGTGAGCGGTAGTAAAGATTAATAACGGGTGGTTATTCACTTTCCGAGATGAATTTAGTCTCTCGAAAAGTGAATGTCAATCAATAAACTTCACTTTTCGAGATGAACATGGATCTTCGACGTGGTGGCCAAGCGGCAATTGACCGGATGCTGGAGGCTTATGGCTTCAGTACAAAGCAGGCTTTATGTGAGCAATTAGGCATATCTGCCAGTACATTAGCCAACCGTTATCTACGTGATACTTTTCCCGCAGACCTCGTGATTCAGTGTGCTTTAGAGACTGGCGCATCACTGCGTTGGTTAACTACTGGTGAGGGCGCGATGTACGAAAATGCTAAACAGCTTGATATCGTGCAGATTCCTCGCCAAAAGTTGTTAGACGGCAAACTCTACGATTCAAATTTCTATATGTTCGATAAGGCGTTCTTACCTGACGGATTAAAAGACCCGGTTGTTATCCTTGATGGTGATATCACCTATATTGCTGATCGCAAGTTCGATGAAGTACAGGATGGAAAGTGGGTTGTTGATATAGAGGGAAAGGTTAGTGTGCGAGACATTATTCGTATTCCGGGTGGAAAAGTGCGAGTTGAGGGCGGGAAGTTTGCTTTTGATTGTGGATTAGATGAGATTAAAGTTATTTATCACATCAAAATGTGTTGCTCATTATAATAATTAAATTATGGTATGTATTTATGAAAATTAAATCGCTATGCCGTCACTTTTTGAGGCTCAATCATGAAAGCCTTTCAAAACAAGGGCCATTTTGGCTATCTATTGTTATTCCTTCAATGATATCTTTTTTGCTATGCATTCCTTTATGGGAAAAAACAACGATTGATCTTTCCGCTGAGGGATATGGGAAATTCCTCGATATATTTAAACTGCCTATAGGAATTTTATCTTTAGCAATACCTTTTGTTGCTATTGTAGCTCATATTCATAGAACCATTCAAACAGCAGAACAGATTAAATCAACCAGAGAAAAAAACATATCCGACAGTTTCTTTTCTCACCATAAATTTATGACCGAGACATTTTCTAAGATCCCAGAAAAGACTATAGATAAATCAGATGAAGAATATATTTGTAAGATTGAGGACCCATACCATATTTATAACTTTCTATTCAAAGATTCTTCTTCATCCAAAGGAGTTCAGTATTCAAACCTTAAAAATAGAATAATAGAAATCAATGAATGCATTGTAGCAATGGCACATTCACTTGAAAAAGCAAGAAAAAATAAAAATGAAGGTGAGCATAATTTAACTCTACTGCATGAACTTTTCAATGAAATACTCTCTTTAGAACAAAACTTATCAGTGACGCGTATAAATAAAAAACGAAACTCATTAATAATGTATCGTAACGCTAATAATAATATATTTAAAATAGTAATTCCTTATGATAATGAATTAGAGTTAAAACAAAAAATAAACACCAACCTTTATTTTGCAAAAAAAATATCTCAAACTGTAAATGAGAAAATTGAAATACCTGATGCAATATATTTTTACTGCATAACAGAAAAGGAAAGATATCTTTATTTTTCTAATGAGTTTTCAGACTCATTAAAAGCAGATGAAAAACCTACACATGCATTTTCTTCTTTAAATTCGAAAATTGGCAACATCCACGAACAATATATAAGTTATACGAATGAGTTACAAAGAAATAAAAAAAGTAAAGAATATGAGGATATGGAACCTTTTTAACTTTTGTATATTTAGAAAAAATCAAACATTGACCACTGTTCATTCATACAGTTAAATACCCCCCTTATCTTCCAAGGGGGTTATCAATGTCAGTGCGCAAACAGCCAACAGGCCAATGGTTATGTGAGTGCTACCCGGCTGGCCGTACAGGTCGCCGGGTGAGAAAAATGTTTGCGACCAAAGGTGAAGCCTTAGCATTTGAACGTTACACCATGGATCAGGTGAACAATAAGCCTTGGTTGGGAGATGCACCAGACCGCCGCACATTAAGCGAGGTTGCCGAACTTTGGTACAACCTGCATGGTCGTTCTCTGGAAGCCGGTGAAAAGGTTTATAAGAAACTGAAATTGATAGTTGCTGCGCTAGGTAATCCCCCCGCTCACAGTTTGAGTGGCAAAGATTTTGCTCACTATCGCTCTAAGCGTTTGTCTGGCGAGATTTACTTCTCTGAAAAATGGAAGAAAGGCGCAAAGCCGGTCACCGTGAATCTGGAACAAAGTTTTTTGAGCGGTATGTTTAGCGAGTTGGCCAGATTAGGCGAATGGAACTTACCGAACCCATTAGACAATCTGCGCAAGTACGCCGTGGCAGAAAAAGAAATGGCGTGGCTCACCCATGAGCAGATTAAAACGCTATTGGCCGCATGTAGCCTTGGCCGGGCAGATTTGCCAATGGTAGTAAAAGTTTGCCTCAGCACCGGGGCGCGATGGAATGAAGCGGAGAAACTCACCCGCTCGCAGGTCAGCCCGCACAAAATTACCTTTGTCAGAACCAAAGGTAAAAAGAACCGCAGTGTGCCAATCAGCAAAGAACTCCATGACGAGTTAGTTGCGTTAGAGGGAGACCGCCTTTTCAGTGAGTGCTATTTTCGCTTTATGGCCGCAATCAACACCACAGATATAAAGCTACCCGCTGGCCAGCTCACGCATGTTTTGCGCCATACCTTTGCCGCACACTTTATGATGTCCGGGGGCAACATTCTGGTATTGCAGCGCATCCTTGGTCACAGTGATATTCAAATGACAATGCGCTATGCTCACTTTGCGCCAGAACACCTAGAAACCGCTGTGCAGTTCAACCCGCTAACCACCATGAAAGCTGGCGACAAAGTGGCGGCGGAGGTTACCCTTCCCTAGTATTTACTACCCCTCAATAACTAATCAACTCATTGTATTTATTGTATATTGTTGTTTTATATAGAGTAATGAGACTATCGGGTTTTTTCTTGCCTAAAATTTGAGTCCTATCGCTCTCTACCCTCTTATCCTCCCTTAAGGCTTTCTTAAGACAAAATTATTACAGTAAAAACACTCCCTACTTCCTGCTCAGGTTATTTCGTGAAGACCAGCAAGCCTATGCCTCAATCTAAGAGCGTCACACTGACATTAAATAGTGCCTCAACAACACCAGTAATTAGGACAAAGTCTCTTTACTCGTTGCCACTAACCTTCTATTTTTGGCAGGCTTTTGGGTTGATGATCAGTGGATTACTCTTTCTCTGGCTATCCCGCAACGAGCAATTGGATTGGTTTATCAGCAATTATTGGTTTGATCCCGTTGGGCAGTATTTTCCACTGGAACATAATTACTGGCTGGATTTGCTTAATCACCGATTATTGAAAATCACCATTATCAGCGCTGCTGTGGTCACTTTGTTATGGGGTCTTTATCGTCGAAATGGCCGAATAGTGACCAGCATGTTGCTGTTTGGGGTGGGTCCGTTGGTCATCGGCATCCTAAAATCCACCAGCGCACACTCCTGCCCTTGGGATCTGGTGGAGTATGGCGGGAAATCCCTGAGTTATGTGCTGATGGGGAGTCCCCCTGTCGGGGCGGGTCCCGGTCACTGCTTTCCCGGTGGTCACGCCTCCAGCGGCTTTGCTGTCATGGCGCTGTTTTTCCTGTTTTATCCAGAGCGACCTCGGCTGGCGACCCTATGTTGGTTCGCTGGTGTCAGCCTAGGTATGCTGATGGGATTTGGTCAAATTATGCGCGGAGCACATTTTCTGACTCACAACCTGTGGGCAGGTTGGTGGGTATGGCTTAGCCAGTTGGCTCTGTTTTGGATGATTAGCGGATATTACAGCCGTGATTAAAGGTACAGAATAATGGAACAAATGAATTACTTTTTCTTTTCCATGATAAATGCGACTCCTGCATCATCGCCATGGATGATTTCTTTTGCGACCTTCATCGCACGCGATTTGATCATGATTGTTCCTGTGTTACTGGTAGCCTTGTGGTTATGGGGACCGAAAAGCACCATGGAGTTACAGCGCACCGTAGTGAGCAAAGCCGCCATTGCCCTCGCTTTCTCCATGCTTTCAGCCGCCTGTATTGGTATGCTTTTCCCTCACGATCGGCCTTTTGTGGTGGGTTTTGGTTATAACTTTCTGAGTCATGCCCCTGATAGCTCATTCCCGAGCGACCACGGCACCGCTATTTTTACCGTCGCCTTAGCCTTTGTTTTTTGGCATAAAATCTGGTCGGCTATCACTATGATGGGGGTGGCTATCGCCATTGCCTGGTCACGCGTTTATCTGGGTGTCCACTGGCCTTTAGATATGGTAGGTGCTTTCATATTGGGAATTATCGGTTGTCTATTTGCTCAGTTGGTGTGGAATTTGTTCGGAGACACTATCTCCAGTGGCATGAAGCGTCTTTATCACCTAAGTTTTGCCTTACCTATCAGTCGCGGATGGGTCAGAAGTTAG